TACATCGTACACTGCGGCGACATCGCCCACACCAAGACACAGATTTCACCAGAGTTCGTTGAGCTTTGCTCCGACTTCTTCGCAAATCTAGCGAAAATCGCACCAACCTACATCATCTTGGGCAACCACGACGGCAACTTAAAGAATAGTACCCGTCAGGACGCCCTGTCGCCCATTGTGAAGGCTCTGAACCTACCGGACCTACATCTGCTCAAGAACGCAGGAGAAGTCCTTGTAGGGCCGCACATCGCCTTCAACGTGCTATCGGTTTTTGACGAGGATAACTGGGTGATGCCGAGTGATCCTGACAGAATCAACATCGCACTTTATCATGGATCTGTATCTGGCGTTAAAACTGACACCGGCTGGGTGATGATTCACGGCGATCATGATGTGGGAATCTTTGGTGGCCACGATTATGCGTTGCTTGGCGATATTCACAAGACAAATCAAATTCTTGATACTGAAGGCCGCGTGAGATATGCCGGCTCAACTGTTCAGCAGAATCATGGCGAGACAAATGATAAAGGATTTCTGATTTGGGAAATTGAAGACAAAGATGAGTTTCGCGTGAGTCATCATGTTTTGCTCAACCCTAGGCCGTTCGTAACAATCGAACTCACACCAAAGGGGCGTATACCCAGGAAGACAAGCGTTCCCGCCGACGCGCGACTGCGCCTTGTTAGTAATAATAATTTATCGCTAGACGCGATGCGCAAAGCAGTCGATGTTGCAAAGCATCGGTTTAAGCCAGAGAGCATTACGTTCTTAAATCGTGCTGCCGGCGAGCGCGGAACCGTTGAAATTGGAAAGACCTTCAAGGTTGAAAACCTACGAGATAAAGGAGTTCAGCAGGATCTTATAAGAGAATATCTTACAGATTACACACCATCTGAGGAGATGCTAGAACGAGTGTTTGATCTTAACCGGAAGTATAACTCACAGATTGAAGAGACTGAAGAAGTCGCCCGCAACATTAATTGGAGCCTTAACAAATTTGAGTGGGATAACTTGTTTAATTATGGCGCCGATAATAGCGTTGATTTCTCTAAACTAAATGGAATCATCGGCATTTTTGGAAAGAATTTTTCAGGAAAGTCTAGTATTATCGACGGCTTACTTTATACAATGTTTAACACCACATCAAAGAATGAGCGTAAGAATTATAACATTATTAACCAGCATACAAAAGATTGCCGCGGCTTAGCTGAATTACAAATTGGTGATAAAATATATTCTATTGAACGAACTTCCGAAAAGTATGTAAAGAAACTAAAAGGTGTTGTTACTAATGAGGCGAAGACAAATCTGGAATTTTCAGGCCTCGGTCCCGATGTGGGGGAATCAACAAGTCTTAATGGTCTAAGCCGTATTGAGACAGATGCTCAAATTCGGAAGCGTTTCGGAACAGTTGAAGACTTCCTGCTTACTTCAATGTCGAGCCAACTCGATAATTTGTCGTTCATTAAAGAGGGCTCGACGCGCAGGAAAGAAATTCTCGCTAAGTTCTTGGATTTAGAGATCTTTGAAAGAAAATTTAAGTTGGCCCAGGAAGATTCAGCAGACCTTAAAGCCCTCCATCGTCGCCTCGCGGACACTAACTATGATAATAATATAGCAATTGCCGAACTTCAGAGGGATGAAGCGCAAATAGCTTTGGATAAAGAAGTTGTTACTTGTGACGAACTGAGGCAAGACTTATCTAATGCGAAATTAGAGTACATTTCTTTGACAGAGCAAATTGATTCTATTCCCGCAGAGCGTCTTGATATTAAAGCTTTGCTTGAGACACGAACGTCGCTTGAAACCAAAATTGACAATACTGACATTAACATAGTTGAACTCAAAAGTGAGAATTCCGATTATGACAGAAAGCTTAAAGAGTATGACGACTTTCTTACTACCATTGATATTGAAGAAATATTAGAACAGAAAAAAGAATTTGATGAATTCAAAAAGAGTTACGAAGATACAGTTACGCGAGCAAGATTGTTAGATAATGAATATAAGACAATGAGTAAAAAGATTTCATTATTGGATGAAGTGCCATGTGGTACTGCATTTCCTATGTGTCAATTCATACGTGATGCTCATTTAGCCACTGTAGAAATTCCATCACTTGAGGTGGATATAATCGATAAAATAGAAGAAGCAAAAACTTATAAGACGAAAGTGGTTTCTGTCAATTCAACTGAACTTATAGAACTAATCGATAAGTATAATGGAATTATAATACAGAAGAATAATTTTGAAATCGAGAAGCGCGATAATAGGGTTTCTATTGAAAAGTTATATGCAAAAGTTAAAAACTATAAAAATGATCTTTCTGTTACAAATAAAAAAATTGATTTATACGAAGAGAAAAGAGAACTAATAAAGAACATCGAGAAATTACTCTCCGAACGTTCCGGCGTCGAAGAGAATATTGAAGTGGTCAAAGATTCTATAGTAACCTGCGAAGATCATATAAATCAGCATCATCGCAATATTGGTTCTCTTGAACAGAAGGTTGAGTCTTTGCAAGAAAAGAAAATCGAGCTTTCGAATATTCGCGAAGAGTATGCTGCTTACGATTTGTTTATGCGCTGTGCGCACTCTAATGGAATTGCTTATGATATTATTAAGAAGCGGCTCCCCGTCATTAATGAAGAGATTGCCAAGATTATTTCTAATATTGTTGATTTCGAGGTTTTCTTTCAAGAGGATGGTCGCAAATTAGATATTCTTATTAAGCACCCCAAGCACGAGCCTCGCCCAATTGAAATGGGTTCCGGAGCAGAAAAAACAATTGCTGCCATGGGAATTCGTCTGGCTCTTCTTAACGTTTCAAATCTTCCAAAGGGAAACATTTTTATTCTTGATGAGCCTGGAACTGCTTTGGATGCCGAAAACATGGAAGGTTTTATACGAATCCTTCAATTAATTAAAATGTATTTTAAGACGGTCATTCTTGTTTCACATGTCGACTCTTTAAAAGACATAGTAGATATGGAAATTACAATTGACAAAACCAACGGATACGCGCGCGTAAACCAGTAAAGTTTAGACATACTTCTTATTTGGCCCTAATTATAAAGAAGGAGTCGAATAAAATGAAACACTTACTAGATAAGGGCTTAAACAAAATTATTTCTCGCAAGCTACTGGCTTGGGTGACGGCGTGTTTATTATTGGGATTCGCCGATTTGGCGTCAGAAGACTGGACAATGATCACGGTTGTCTATATTGGAACCCAAGGAGTGGTTGATATGGTGGCACGCCTAAAGGGGGTTGACTGATGAAATGGCTAGCTTTTAAAGCTTTTATAAAGAAAGCTTGGCTTAAGGCGAAAAAGTTTTGGTGGCTAATTGTTCTTGGGCTTTTGTTTGTGGTGGGGGCCCTCATCGGCGCATTAACCCGTAATGCAGCCTTTCTTACAAGTATCGTGGGATTGATAGAATCAAAACAACAAGCACACGACGCAGAGACAGAAACCATAGAACGGATTCATGCCGCCGAAATCGAAGAGAAAAACAAAAGGTTAGCAGAGCACCAGAAAAGAATGGCTGAGTTGGAAGAAGAATTCGCCAGCCGCGGCGAAGAGCTAGATAGTAAGAAGAAAGCTGCGCTTAAAAAATTAGTAGATGAGGGCTATAATGATCCCGAGAAATTATCAAAAGAGATAGCGGCAGCGTTTGGGTTGAAACATGGTTAAAAAGATATTATCACTTTATTTGATTGCGTTTTTAGTTTGCCCGGGATTAGCAATTGCAGATGATGAATTGGAAGAACAGCCTCGTACTGAAGAGGTCTATGAAATAACCACGATTAAGTCTGGCGACCCGGCTCCGTTTGACGGCATTCTTATGACTTATGAAGCAGCAGCTAAAATAGCAGTTGATAAAAAGTTTGAAGATGCTGAGTGCGATTTGCGAATTAGCTATGAACTACATCTCCAGTCTGAAAGATTTCAGTTGCAACTAGATTTTAAAGACATTGAAATTCATTCTTGGAAAGATAAATATGAATCAATGATGATTCTTAAAGTTGCTGAAAATGATCGTCTTGAGAAATTGATTCTGGAGCAAAACCCAACCAAAGAGCCGTGGATGGTTGCTTTAGGATTTACTATTGGCACACTCGCATCTCTGGGGATATTCGCTATATCGACGGAGATTGTGAAGAGTGAGTAACTGGCACCATCGCCATGGCAAGAAGCCCATACCCGAGGTTTATGGCAGATCCCGCCTTATAACTTTTCTAGAAAATTATTTCCTACAACCCGGAGACCCTGTCGCGGTTACAAGTTTGTCGGCGTCTTCTTATATTTCGGCGTCTTCTTTTTATGGTAATGGTGCGGCTTTAACGAATATCACGGCTAGCGCTGTTGAGGTGGCCGATGGCCCCGAAATGTCTTTACAGTTTCGGTATAATTCTCCTATAGGTCGAGAAATAAGCGGATCCGCCAATTTAATGTTTCTTACCGGAAGCACAGATGTACTACAATTAACTGGCAATTTGGGTGTTGCTGGAAAAGCAGGGATTGGGACATCAGATCCAAAAGTAGTCTTAGACGCCCATCATAACCCTACCTCTTTATCTAATGATACGGGTGGAGGCGAAGTGGTAACTTTTGGGACAGAAGATGGTACAGATACTTTAGCCGCCGGCAAGTTAATGTATTTGAATGCTTCTGGGGTTTGGAAGTATACTGATGCAGACACCCCGGCAACCGGCGGCTCTCAATTACTGGCAATTGCTTTAGGGGGATCTGTAAGTGATGGTTTACTTCTCAGGGGATTTTTTGATATGACTACGTATCTTGCGGGAACTTTTGATCAAGGTGTCCCAGTGTATGTGAGCACTACAGCATCTCAAGGGGATGTTGGAATTCCAAACGGAAGTGGCGACTTTGTGAGAGTAGTGGGATATTGTACTGATACAGCAAATGTTATCTATTTCAATCCCGATGGCACCTATATTGAGATTTCATAATGTCAGAAGTTAATAAAGTTAATGCAGTAGCTATAGCCGACATAGAATCCATTAATGGGGTTGCGTCTGGTGACATAGAATCTGTTAGCGGTGTTGATTTCGTGACAGGATTTAGTAATAATTATTCTATACACATTGGTAATAACAATGCGTACCCCCCTGATTATTCCTACTTAAAAGTAGCCAACCCAACCAGTTATGATTTCATCGAGGGAGCCGGCGGCGACAGCGGGAGAACAGCACCGTATGGAGATGCTCCTTTTAGTGTTAGTCTGTGGTTTCAGCAGGATACCTTCACTGCATCTCCTTTTATATCTCAGGCCGTCCCCGGCGCCGGCGGCTCTGCTGTTGTCTGGTCAATCAAGATTCATGGCGGGAAGTATGTGTTTGCTCAACTCTTCGACCCCGGCGGAAATTATATTGCTATATATGATACAACCCAGGATTGGTCGGGCCTTTCCAGTGGCTGGCACCATTTGGTTCTTAGATACGACGCGCCATCTGGCTCAGCCGCCAACACCATCGGCGGGGAAGCAAACCGCGCTGGAAGTGAAGCCCGTCGCGATGCGATGTATTATTACATGGACGGTACTCGCTATAACGCCGGCAGCACTGCCTACCCTATATGTTATAATTCCTCGCCACCGGCGTACGCTCCTTGTTACACGGGCCTTAGATCCTCGACCACCGCCACTGTTAACATCGGAGGGATGAACCCGGGCGCCAATCAAACTTTCCGTGGAAAGTTGGACGAGGTAAGTATATGGACTAAGGCCTTGTCGGATGACGACGTTAGCGATCTATACAATAGTGGTACGCCTACCGATATATCACTTTCTAGTTCCCTCAAATCATGGTGGCGAATGGGTGATAACGATGGTGGTACCGGCACCACTGTTACTGATGTGATGGGTGTAGGAGACGCCACTGCCTATGGCGCTGCCGGGGGCGGAGTCGGCTGGAGTGCAACTTCTGGTTTCACAGGGAGCGTGCCGGCATAATGGCTAAAGATAAACAACAATATGTGGCAAAATTAGAAAAGGCTATATCTCAAAAGTATGGAGAAGAAGCCATTCATAATCCTAAGCGCTTTTGGGACGATGATAAAGAGAAAGGCTACATTGCTCAATCCCAAGAAGAACAGCGTAAGTTTGCTAAATTGGCCGAAACTCAAGACAAAGTAGAACAAGACGGATTTTTAATAAACAAAAAACTACTTACTAGAGACCATAATAGGACGTGTCCTGTTTGTAAAAAATATTCTTTTCATCCGCGAGATGATTTGTATATGAATAAGTTTGAAGCCTGCTTCGGCTGCTATATACAATGGATTGAGGATAGAGAAGAAAGATGGGCAACCGGTTGGAGACCGAATAGGGAAAATTAAAATGGCAACAGTATATGAAATTATTCAAGGAATCAATCAGGCAGCCGCTAATGCATATGACGGCGCGCATGACGAGTCAGTGCAAGCTGATGGCAAAGCTCGTAAAGCCGGCCTTCAGCGAGAGGAGGGCCACCTTATTAATGACCGCCGGGTAATCGACGGATTTGGCGTTTCATTTCATGGGCCCATTCTGAGAGTTAAGTATCAGGCCGAAACAAGGATCAAAGAGGTACAGGCTAATGGTTTTGAAGATGATATCGGCCGCCAATTAAAAGAGATTGTGAAGTTTCTCAAGAAAGAATATAAAGCCATCACAGGTAATGGACTCACCTTAACAATGGAAGGCGAGCCCAATGTATTGGTACAAAGAATTTCTAACTATAGAACCGATGTTCAGGCGCATTGTGACTATCGTATTGGGGGTCTTACCGAGGTTACTGATGTGGGTGAAGGCTCGGACGAGAAGCGTTTAGATAGCGCTATTAAAGATTGGCTCGCCCTAGGACCCAAAAACAAGCGCCCTAAAAACGATACGCGCAAAAAAGGTAAGTAGCAAATGCTATGGCTAATACTCTCACTAAGCAAGAGATATTAAAAGAGATCGTCAAGGCAGGCAAAGATCCTGTTTATTTCACAATAAACTTTTGTCGTATCTCCCATCCGCAGAAGGGTCTTATTCCTTTTAGGGCATACGACTATCAGGAAGATCTTCTTAGAGATTTTAATGATTATCGCTTCAATATAATTCTTAAAGCGCGGCAGCTGGGCATCTCTACTATCACAGCCGCATACGTTGCGTGGCTCATGCTTTTTCACCGCGACAAAAACATTCTTGTTGTCGCCACCAAACTTCAAACAGCAACCAATCTGGTTAAAAAAGTAAAAGCAATAATAAAGAATCTCCCCGATTGGATGAGAATTTCGGATATTGAAATTGATAATAGGACCTCTTTTGAATTAAAAAACGGTTCTCAAATTAAAGGATCTTCCACCGCCGGCGACGCCGGCCGGTCAGAAGCACTTTCTCTGCTGGTCGTTGATGAGGCCGCTCACGTTGAAAAGCTGGCAGATTTATGGACCGCTCTTTATCCCACTCTATCAACCGGCGGCCGCTGTATAGCCCTATCCACTCCTAATGGGGTGGGAAACTGGTTCCACCAAAACTGTGTGGAAGCCGAAGCAGGCACAAATGATTTTTATATGACCACATTATTGTGGGATGTTCATCCTGATAGAGACAAAAAATGGTTTGATAAAGAAACCAAGAATATGTCTAAACGTCAGATTGCACAGGAGCTGGAATGTAATTTTAATGTATCTGGTGAGACTGTAATCCACCCCGACGATATACAGTGGTATCTAGACAGGATTAAGACCCCAGAGCATCGCACAGGGTTTGATAGGAACTATTGGATTTGGAAAAGATACAACCCAGAAAAACCATATTTGATTTCTGCCGATGTCGCGAGAGGCGACGGTAAGGATAGTAGTGCTTATCACATATTTGAATTAGAAACAATGGAAGTTGTAGCAGAATATGTGGGCAAGCCAACCCCGGATGACTTTGCGGATATTTTATATAACGTTGCCGCAGAGTATGGAGATCCAATGTTAGTCATAGAAAACAACAATATAGGCTTTGCAGTACTTAAAAAATTGTTAGATAAAGGGTATCCTAACATATATCACACAACGAAAGGTGATCATCAGTATATTGATCCCATCACAGCACAATGGCATTCTAACGCCATTCCTGGCTTCACAACGTCTTCTAAAACAAGGCCTCTGATTGTTGCGAAGATGGAAGAGTTTATGAGAAACAAACTAATTAAGATTAATTCGAATCGTTTGCTTTCTGAAATGAAAACGTTTATATGGCAATCAGGAAGACCTCAGGCGATGAGAAGTTATAATGACGATTTGGTTATGTCGTTTGCTATTGGATGTTGGGTGAGAGACACTGTGATCGTAGAAAGTCAAAAAAGTATAGAATATAGTAAGCAGATGATGGCATCTATTACTACTTCTGAAACTAATATTTCAACAACTATTCCAGGTATGCAAGGACACAAAAGAACAAATGAAAATCAAAGAACAACAGAAGCAGAAAATTTTAATGAACAGTATATTGGTTTAATAAAGGGATAAAATGGCTAGAAACGAAAAGAACACAAGAAACCCAGCGTCACCTTTATTCAAAAGGTTGACCCGCATTTTATCAGGTCCGATTGTAAATTATAGGACCCAAGTTGGCCGCCAAGAACGACGCAACAATTTAGACAAGTATCGACATCGTTTCCGTTCAATGAGCGGCCAGGAGTTTAAGCGCGCCGACAGTAATATGTCGCAGAACTATAACATGCTAACGTCGGCGGCTTTTCGTAATCAAAACCGTGCCGAACGATATGTTGATTTTGAACAGATGGAATATATGCCAGAACTTGCGTCGGCCCTGGATATTTATGCTGATGAAATGACCACTTCAGATGAGTATGATAAGCTACTGAATGTTTCTTGCATGAATTTGGAAATTAAAACAATTCTTAATTCACTGTTTTATGATGTACTAAATATTGAATTCAATGCTTTTGGCTGGGCGAGATCCATGTGTAAATACGGAGACTTCTTTTTGTATTTGGACGTTGATGAAAAGATGGGGGTGACGTCTATTGTGGGTCTTCCCAACTCGGAGGTAGAAAGACTCGAAGGTCAGGATACTAGCAACCCTAATTATGTTCAGTACCAATGGAATGGCGCCGGTATGACGTTTGAAAACTGGCAGGTTGCACATTTCCGCATTCTTGGCAACGATCGACATGCTCCTTACGGTACATCCGTATTTGATCCTGCTCGCCGCATTTGGCGCCAACTTGTACTGCTTGAGGATGCAATGATTGCTTATCGTGTCGTGCGTGCTCCCGAGCGCCGTGTATTTAAAATTGATGTTGGTAATATCCCGCCTCAAGATGTTCCACAGTATATGGAAAAAGTTAAAACCGAGATGAAGAGAAATCAGTTGGTGGATGCAAGCACTGGCCGCGTTGACCTACGCTATAATCCCTTGTCTCTAGAAGAAGATTATTTTATTCCAATGCGCGGGGGAGTGGGGTCTGATATTAGTTCTCTCGCCGGCGCTAAATCTTTAGATGATATCGAAGATGTTAAATATATGAGGGATAAGTTATTTGCCGCCATTAAAGTCCCTCAGTCGTATCTTACAAACCTCGAAGGGGATACCGAAGACAAAACAACTCTTGCTCAGAAGGATATTCGTTTCGCAAGAACAATCCAAAGGTTGCAGCGCTCCCTAATTTCGGAGCTGGAAAAGATAGCAGTCGTTCATCTTTATACTCTTGGTTTCCGCGGCGATGATTTAATTAGTTTTAAATTATCTCTTAACAATCCTTCCCGTCTTGCAGAACTACAGCAGCTTGAATATATGAAAACCAAGTTTGATACCGCAGCGTCGGTTCCGGAGGGGACATATAGTAAGCACTGGGTTGCTCAAAATATTCTTAGGCTTTCGGATGACGAGTTCCTTCGTAATCAACGCGAGTCTTTCTACGATCGCCGCTTCCAACAAGCCCTTGAAGGCTTGGCCGAAGAAGGCGCAGCGGAAGAGGGCGACATGGGCGGAGATCTTGGTGATCTGGGTGGCGAAGATCTTGGTGATCTGGGTGGCGGAGATCTTGGTGGCGGCGAAGATCTTGGTGATCTGGGTGGCGAAGATCTTGGTGGCGGCGAAGAGTCGGCGCTCTTAACGTCACCCGGCCGCCGCGATGATTTGAGCGAAGATGATGAACATGTTAGTCAATATACTAAAAGTAGATATACTAGGAAAGACGGTCGCAACGATAACAGACGTGACCTCGGCCCCACTCGCCGCCACATTCGAAGCACGGCCACCCCAGAAACTGCTACATATAGTAGCAATCGGTCAGTGACCGGCACTTCTGCCGGCGTTGTTAGATCAACAGATCTTGGTTTAGGTAGAACAGACTTTAAATCAATGACAGGTCTAGATGAGGATAAGCAATCTATTTATAATAATAGCGAAGTGCGAATGATTGAAAACACCAGGAAGGTTCGCAGGTTGGTGGAAGAATTAGAAAAAAAAGAGGCTGAAAAAGATGAAGCATAACAAAAAACGAAATACAGCTTTTATTTATGAAACTCTTACAAGGGAGCTTACTAAAAGTATTATTGAGAAGGACACTGATAAAAAAAATAAAATTATTACAATTCTAAAAGAACATTTCTTGAATGGCACCGTATTAGCTAAGCAATTGGAACTTTATAATATTTTGCTTAAAACAGAGAATGTCCATCAAAACGTTGCCGATAAGATTTTATATGAAGCCAAGACCGCACATGCTCGTTTAGATGAAAACATAATCTTCGATGCACAATCTCGCATCATAGCGGCCATTAATAAGGGCTTAGGTAAAGGTGTTTGGGCAACCTTTATTCCAAATTTTAAATCTCTCGCCTCAGTTGATGCTATCTTTAGCCCCACGATGGCCATCAAAAAGAGGGTATTATTCGAGCAGGCCATTGTCGACAGAATGAGCAAAAAGCAAGAATTCACAGAATCAATGAAAACAATTGACAATTTAACTTACAATTCATTTATCAAAAAGTATAACGAAAAGTACGGGGATCTTCTTCAAGAGCAAAAAGATCTATTAAATCGATATATTACAAGTTTTGCTGATGAGGGGTTCGAATTACGACTCTACCTCAATGAAGAAATATTCAGGCTTAAAGGCTTACTTAGTGAAGCGGCAGCAGCCGAGCCCGGGCCTCTCATTCTGCAAAAAACCCAATCAGTCGTTGAGTATCTTGAAGAATTTCGCAAACGTGAATTCACAGATAATGATCTCAACAAGGTTTTAAAAACACAAGAATTAGTTCAGGAGCTTTCAGCAAATGATTAAAATCACTGTTGGTGGCCCACATGCCACAGTTGAGCTCAATGCCCGTAAGGGCCTCGACGGGTCTTTACTTATTATGGATCACAAGAAGATTGACATCGCTGTGATGCCTGAAAAAATGAAAGTTGTAACTTTTCCTAAGACCACGGCGACTGAAGACGTTTATGAATATCAAAATAGACTTTTTGAGTTTTTGTCCGACAAAGGTATAGTGGATCGTTCCTCGGTCCAGGGTGGTAGTATCTTTCGTTCATTAGAGGCTACTGTTTATGAGAATGACGAAATCAATTCTTTGCAAGCAGCAGTATATATCATATCTGAGTTTGTTCATCACGAGGCACATTACGAACGAATTGCAGCCGAATACGAGAAAGAACTTGAGGATATGTATACCCACCCGTCTGACCGCGACTCCACCGAATATGGCGAAGTCCCCCAACATGGTCAAAAAGGCTCTATGCGTCCGGGCTACTACTACTATCCATTACGAAACCGGTATTAGACTATGAGCGAGATGAAGCTTATAATGGAGAGATGGGATGCTTATTTGCTCCGTGAAAATCCCGCTGCTATTAGAACCATAGGAGAACTGCATGGCTACTTTGCCGAAAAAGAGCCAGGGAAGTTAAAAAAACTAGCTGCTAAGTATGGGGGCATTACAGCCAAGGTGTTAGGTCTGGGCGCGGGTGCTGGGTTGGACGTTGCAACGGGCGGCGCATCCGCAGGAGCCGGCTCAGCCGTCGGCACAGCCGGCGGACAACTAATCGCTGAAAAAGTCGTTGAAGCGCTGTTAACAGCCGCGGTGACATCCTTCGCCAATATCGAGGATGGTTCCTATCCCGAAGGAACGGCAGCATCGTATTTCGATTTAGAGGATAATTTAACAATGTTTATGAGACATCTTCAGACAAAAGGGGCAGATGTTGTTAAACCTTCTGTTCCCGAGCTACAAGTCTTCGAGAAAATGAAAGAAAGAATTGAAGATGCAATCAAGTCAGGAATTGATCCCAACACGACAATCACCGACTTGCTCGGCCAGGTCACGTCTCAGGCAGTTATGGATCAAGAACTCCAAACGGGTGAACATTCAGGAAAGGTTAAAATAGAACCTGTAGCATAAAAATATTATGGAACTACTACACTTTATACTTGCCGCTTACGGCATGACATTTATTATTATACACGGACACATCTTTAATAAGATCCGGCCACCCTGCAAATCAATGGGTGGCTTCGGCCGTTTATTCCACTGCCATTTATGCATGGGATTCTGGGTTGGCGTCTTTCTGTGGGGCATAAGTCCATATACAGAACTATTTAGTTTTAGCAATCAGCCCATGACAGCGTTCATGTGCGGTTGCATTAGTGCTGGAACCTCGTACTTTTTGAGTATGTTGGTCGAGGATTACGGGATCCGTGTGGTCTATAAAGGAGGTGAGCAATCATGAAAAAATGGATGATCCAACCAGTTCGACGTTGCTGCTCAGGCAGTTGACTACTTTAAAGGAATAATATTATGGCACGCAGAAAAAATGTAAAAAGAATAGACCCAAGATACTTCTTAAACGAGACAGTGAATCGTGGCGAGGAGCTTGACGAATGCGGCGAAATGGATGGCGAAGCAATTGATATTAGCGCCCCAGGCACAGAGGTTCATGTTGATGACATCAGTCAGCTTTCTCCCGAAGAGGCGTTTGCTGCGGGAATGGCCGCGGCCAGAGATGCAATTGACCAAGTCATGGGCGCCCCCGATGGGCCTCCCCCCGAAG